GCCTTGCCCTGCCGCGCCAGGCCCGGCCATGCCGAGCCTTACCTCACCTTGCCTTGCCCAGCCCCGCCTCGCCCAGCGGTCCCTGCCAATATCACGCCCCGTTTGCCCCAGGCAACAAACTCGCTGATGCTGGAGCATTAAATATGCCGCTGGATTCCTACCAGAACTTGAAGTTAACGGTTTTGGATTGGCTCGCCCGGCCGGCTGACCCGCTGGTCGCGCCCGCGGTTCCCGACATGATCGCGATGTTCGAGGAGGAAGTCAGGGACCGCCTGCAGGTCCGCTTCACCGAGAAGACCGTCGCGGTGATCCCGATCCCTGGTCAGGACACGATCCCGCTGCCGCTCGACTACGGCGAGCTGCGGACGTTGTGGATCAATACCGCTTTCGGCAAGCGGCACTTCACCTACCAAACGCCGCGCAATCTGGACACGAACCTCTATTACACGCCGAATTACCCGGCCGCCTTTACCATCGAAGGGCTTAACCTGCGGATTGTCGGCACGCCGGCCGCGGATACCACCAGCGGCGCGGGCGACGAGATAACACTGACGCCATCCGCGACGGCGACCATCCTCGCCGACAGCCGTATCGTTGCCACGACCTATATCGGCCTGATGCCGCAGTCGTCCAACGCTGCCGACGCGCTCGCTGCGTTATGGGTGGTGCCGAGCGCGGGCGCCGCGGTCATCCACCACGCCTCTAGTACAAATACCGATCAGACCTTTGCTTACAGCCTCGCCAATTTTGAGGGCGCGATCGATACCAGCGTGGTGAATACTGGCGAGGCGGGCCAAATCTACCTCGAGTACCTGTCGGGCATCCCGCCGCTCAGCGATGCCGCCCCGACCAATTGGTTGCTCAGCGAATATCCCAGCGCCTACCTCTGGGGCACGCTGGTCAATGCCGCCCCCTATATCGGGGACGATCCGCGGATGCAGCTCTGGGGGACGAACCGCGAGGCGGCGATCGAGCGCATCCGCCTCGCCGATCGGCGCGCGAAATACCCGAGCGGCTTGATGATCCAGACCGACGTGCGGAACCCCTGATGGCTGGGTTGCTAGACCCGCCGACGCCTTATGCGGGGATGATGGGATCGGCTGATGAACAAATTCCGTCGTTGCCGCCGTGGCTGCCGCCGGATGTACAGCGATACATGCAGACCGCGCCTTCGACCGGCGAGGGTGAGATGCCCGCGCCGGGGCCTTGGCCTTACTCTTACCGGGGGCTTATGGATGAAATGCTGGCGCGCATAGGCCGACCGCAGAATGATTACATGCTGCAGCAGCACATGCGGAACCAAAGAGGGGCGCAGGATTATCCACGCGATGAGGGCGGCGCAAGGGATTACCCGCCGGCAGTCTCGCCGCCATCGACGCCTTTTACCGACCTGATGCAACGCCTGCTGGGCAATCGGGTGCAGATGTAATGGCAATTCTCCCCTTTGGCGAATGGCTACCCGATGGGGCTGCCTTTGGCAACCCCGGCACCGTCACGGCAACTAATGTGGTGCCACGCACCCAGCGGTCCTATACCTCTTTCCCGTCGCCGGTGCCCTATTCAGCGCCGCTGCCGGCCCAGGTCTGCGGCTCATACGGCTATCGCGACGCTATCGGGCATGTCTACAATTTTGCCGGGACGCGACAACGCCTCTATTGCCAACAGACCGGCTCGCCCAACTACGCCGACATAAGCGGCCCGGGCGCGCCCTATAATACGGAGGCGCCGTTCGACGGCTACTGGCAGATGACCTCTTTTGGCAAGAGGATCATCGCCACCAATTACGATGACCCGGTCCAGACCTATTTGACCGGCACCGATACGACTATTAGCAACCTGGCGGCGGCGGCGCCGCGCGCGCGGTTCGCCGCCGTGATCCGCGACTTCCTCTTTCTCGGCAACACCTACGACAGCATTGATGGCGCGGTGCCGTACCGCCTGCACTGGCCGGCGATTGGCGACCCGACCAACTGGCCGACGCCGGGAACCAATACCGCCATCCAATTGCAGCGTGATTTCCAAGATCTGGTGCAAACCGATGTTGGCGAAATCACTCAGATCGTCGGCGGGCATCTCTCGGCGGCTGATGGCGCCGTGCTGTGCGAGAGGGGCATCTACCGCGTTCAGTACGCTGGAAGCCCGGACATCTTCTCATTTCAGCTTGCCGAGGGGGCGGCCGGCACCGACGCATCGCTGTCGGTGGTCAATCGCCGCTTGCCCGACGCCAATGGGGTTGTCCGCTCGGTAATCTACTATCTCGGCAGCGATGGCTTTGGTGCGTTCGACGGCGCCGGTTCGAGCGGCATCGGTTCGCAGAAAGTGGACCGAACTTTTTTCAACGACCTCGATGTTCAGTATTTGCAAGCCGTGGCGGGGACCTGGGACCCGCTTCGCAAGCTGATCCTGTGGTTCTATCACGGGCGCCAGCATGGCGGTCTGTACAACCGCGCCATCATCTTTAATTGGGAACTGTCCCGCTGGTCGCTCATTGATCTGACGCCGATCCCGGTCGAATGGGCCGAGCCGAGTACCTACACCACCGCAGGCTACACGCTCGATCAGCTCGACGCGGTCGGCAATCTGGACGCGCTGCAATTTTCGCTTGATAGCCGAGCCTGGACACAGAGCAACCCTATCCTGGGATGGTTTGACGGCAAGCACACGCAAAACTACGTCACCGGGCCGAGCCTGGCGGCGACGATCGAGACAACCGAGGCTCAGCTCTTCCCCGACAAACGCGCCCGCATCACCGGCGCCCGGCCGCTGCACGATGCCCTCGTGCCGGCCTCAGTCTCGGTCGGTACGCGCGAGATGCTCCGCCAGCCGGTGGTCTACCAGGGGGCGGTGCCGGAAAACATCTTGGGCAATTGTCCGCAGCGCACCACCGGGCGCTATGTCCGGTTCCAGGTGCAGATCCCGGCCGGGGGCAACTTCACCAACGCGATCGGGATCGACGCCGCGGCGATGCCGGAGGGCATCCGCTGATGGCGCAGGCAAATCTCACCCGCCCGCCGGCCATCCCGCTTGTCCCCGCCGATGTCGGCAACGCCAAGGTCACCACCGTGCGGCACGCCGCGGCGATCAATGCTTTGCTGCGCGGCGGGATCAGCGCGACCCTCGGCGTGACGCTGGCGCCCAACGCGACGACATCAACATTCTCCGACAGCCGGATCGGACCCTTTACCTATATCGGGCTTATGCCGACCACCGCGAACGCCTGCGACGCGCTGCCGTCGATCTGGATCGCGCCGACCGCCGGCAGCGCGACCGTGCATCATGCCTCCAGCCCCCATACCGATCAGACGTTCGTGGCGATATTGATTGGCTAGGGATGCCAGCGGATGTCGTTACCGACATCGCGATTGAGCTGCCGCCCCTAGACGATATCGCCCGCGATTGGCGGCAGATCGAGCCGATCCTTAAACGCGCCACCGACCGCGACCGTGGCTACGAGCCGATCGACGTTCTGCAGCTCGTCATGCTCGGCCAGATGACAATTTTTACCATCCGCGAGCGCGGCAGCATCGTGGCGGTGGCTGTCACGCATGTTCATCCCTTCCCGCGCTGCCGGGTTCTCGACGTGCCGTTTATCGCCGGCAACGGGCTGCAGCGCTGGTGGCGGCCCATGCTCGACGCGCTCGATGCACAGGCTGAGGCGACGGGATGCGTGGCGATCAGCGGCTGGAGCCGCAAGGGCTGGGCGCATTTCGGTTTTGACGTGACTGGCGTGGGTCTAACGCGGCGCCTGAAGGATTGAACATGGGTACCAAAAGCACGCCATCCACACAAACGACCCAACAGAGCAATCCGCTCGGACAGGCGCAGGTCCCGTATCTCACCGGATTGTGGGATCAGGCGGCGAACGCGACCGGCATGAAGCCCGGCGGTGACCCAACCCTAGGCGGCGCATACCTTGGTCAAATTCAGGGCGCCGCCACCAATAACTTCAACCAAAGCGCCGGGCTGGCGAGCGGGACCGTTCCTTCCGCTCTCAACTTTACCAACCAGGCGCTTGCCGGCACGCTGCCGCAGAGCCAGCTTCCCGGCGGCCCGCAGATCGGCACGCTCGGCGGCATCGGCGCGGGCGCAGTGAACGCCGGCACCGGCTACGGGGATGCAATCTCCAACGCCGCCTATGGCTCGCCTGGCGCGATCTCGCCCTATACCAACGCGCTGAGCACCGCCGGCTCGGGGGCAATCCAGAACGGCATGATGACCGGCGGCGCGCTCGCCAACGCCGCCTATGGCGTGCCGGATCAGACCGCGCCGTGGGCCAATAGTCTCGCCAATACCGCACAAGGGGCGATCGGTGCCGGCAATACCTACGGCGGCGCGCTCGCCAATATGGGGTATGGCGCGCAGCAGGCCAGCCAAGGTTATGGCAACAATATCGCCAGCATTGCCAGCCAGATGCCCGGCGCGGTGGCGCCGTCGGTATCCGGCCTGCAGGGCCTCGCCGGCCAATACGGCGGGCTGGTCGGCAGCGGCTACCAGCTCGGCGGCGCGCTGCAGAACCTCGCCGGGCAGGCGCAGGGCGTGGCGGCCCCGGCATTGGCCGGGCTCTACGGCAACGCCGGCATGGGTGTGTCGGGGAACCCGATCTACAACTCGCTGATGGGAATGGCGAACGGCCAGTACACCGACCCTCGCAGCAACCCCGCGCTTGCCGGCTCATTACAGGCCGCCAACCAGGCGCTGAGCGACACCTACCAGACCGCGACCGCGCCGCAGCTTGCTTCGGGTTTCGAGAGTGCCGGGCGTTATGGCTCCGGCGGCATGGCAAATGCGATGCAGCAGGCTCAGGTGGGCCTCGGGCGCGGGTTGGCGGCGGCGGATACCGGCATTGTCAACAACGCCTACAATACCGGGCTACAGGCGCAACTCGGTGCCGGCCAGGCGCTCGGCGGCGCGTTCAACACCGGAATGGCGAACGCCAATCAGGCGCTGACGCAGGCCGGCCAGCTCGGCCAATCGGGCGTCACTAATGCCGGCAATATCCTCGGCCAGGCCGGAACGACGCTCGGCAACCTGGTCGGCACCGGGCTCGGCGGCGCCGGGACAGCCCTGAACCAGGCCGGGACGCTCGGCCTGAACAGCCTGAACGCCGCGCTGCAGGGTTACGGGACCGCCGGCCAGGTTGCCAACCAGGGCTATGCCACGGGCGCCAACGCCCTGGCGCAGGGGGCGGGCGCGGCCAACCAGGGCTATAGCACGGGGGCCAATGCCCTGTCGCAGGGCGGGCAGCTCAACCTCAGCTCGCTGCAGCAGATGATGTCGGGTCTCTACAATTCGGGTCAGTTGTCCAACCAGGGCTACGCCACCGGCGGCAACCTCCTCGGTCAGGGCGGGACCCTCGCGCAGGGCGGCCAGAACGCGTTGATCTCGGGGCTCACCGGCGCTGCCGGCGCGGCCAACGCGGGCTATGGCACCGGCGCCAACGCCGCGGCTCAGGCCGGCAACCTCGCCAACAGCGGCACGCTGAACATGGGCGGCCTGGCGCAGATGGCACCGCAACTCGCCAACTTCCCGCTGTCGCAGGCCAGCACGGCGTTCAACTCCATGTGGGCGCCGATGCAGAATTATGGCTCGCTGTTGGGTCAGCCCATCGGCGGCAATACCATGACGACCCAGACCACGCCGTATTACACCAATACCGGGCAGCAGATCCTGAGCGGGTTGACCGGAGTGGCAAGCCTGGCCTCGATGATCCCCTGAAGAAAGAGCTAAACGAGGGGAGGAAATCACCATGCCTCTATTAAGTGACGCCTGGAATAATATGTTTGGCAGCGGCTTCAGTAACTACCCGTGGCTTGCCGGCACTGACCAGAAAATCAATACCGGCATGGACCCGGCCGCGCAGTCGCTCGCGGCGGGCGGGCCACCGCTGGCGCCCGACATGACACAGGACCAACTTTCGCAACTCTCCAGCCTTAACCAGCCGAGCTTGTGGGACAACCTGAGCAAAGGTCTCGGCTCGTCCGGCAGCGGCGGCGTGCAGGATGCGCTCAAAAACGCGAGTGCGGCGATGACCCCGCAGCAACCCAAGTTCAGCTACGTCCCGCCTGCCCAAATGCCGTATCGCGCATTGGGTCCGCGCAACATCTATTCCGCCAGACAGTACAGCCCGCTCGATCCCGAGGCGGCGCTCAAAGCTTTGATGATGGGATAAGCCAATGGCAGATCCGCAAACCGACCAGGGCTTTCTGCCCGGTCTGCTAGGCAAGGTCGGCAATTGGTTTGGCAGCTACGATCCGCAGGCAGAGTATGGCGGCTTGCTCAGCGATGACGCGACCAAGCAGCAATTCCGCCTCCGCGCACTGGGGGCGGTAGCATCATCGATGGCGCAGAACTCGATGCCGGTGCCATACAAGGGCGGCATGCCGTGGGGCAGCTTCCTCGGAGCGGCCGGCGGCGCCGCGGCGACGTCAGGCGACAGCCTGATCCAGGCGCGGCTGCAGCAGGCGCAAAGCGAGCAAGCTGTGCAGAACGCAGCCGCCTTACATGCCAAGCAACTTGCGACGACTGAGATTTTGAAGAATTACCAAGATCCCAACAGTATCTACAATCGCGGCGGCGGCACAGGTACCGGCACAGGTACCGGCACAGGTACGGACGGCAAGAAGCAGACGGGGCCGGCCGCGATCATCGCCGGGGGCGGCGGTAGTACTGTCGGCGGTATTGGCGGTCCCGACAACGCAGAGATCAGAACCAATAATTTCGCCGGAATGCGCGTGCCCGGCGCAGGCCCAGGCGGGCCGAACACTAATCCAGCCGGTTGGCAGACCTTTGCGACGCCGGGGGACGGCGTCCAGGCGATCGGCAATCAGCTTGACCGTTACGCTGCCGGCAAGACGACGGGCCAGCCACTAACCACGCTGCGCCAGATGGTCAGCACCTGGGCCCCGCCGAGCGAGAACGATACGGACGCACTGATCAAACGCGCGTCCACCGTTACCGGCCTCGACCCCGATGCGCCCGTCGACCTGTCAAACCCGGCGGTCAGAGCAAAGGTGACTGAGGCGTTCATCCGCAACGAGCAAGGCGGCAACCTACACCCTAAAGCGGTTGATGGCTTATCTGCGGTCTATGGCAACGCATGGTCGCCTCACGGCGGCCAG